ACAATTTTATCACTGAATCCCATATTTTCCACATCTTTAAAGATATTCCTGTCCTCCATTTTTCTGATATGGACGCGATTAGGGTCAGATGTTCGTTTATTATCAGATTGTCCATAATATCTCCATTCTTTATCTTGATAAATATTTTTATTCATTTCAATTCCACAATCGCTACAACTTATAAAACCATTATCTTCACAAACATTTGTATGTTCACAACCATCCATTTCATCTTTATCATCGATTTTTTCTTCACAGACATCGCTTAATTTTAAAGATTTTTCAATATTTTGGTTTTCATATTCCTTTAAAGCGTCATCAAACAAACTATAATCAGACATTTATTATATAAACACAAATCCTTTAAATCATTATTTATTTTGATTTAAAAAATAAATTTTCAATTAATTTATTTTATATTTTGTAAATAACAATTTGAGAATCGTTATTCATTTTGATATCTAAAGATGATTTTATTTTAAAACTTAAATTATCATTTTTAACATTTATAATTCCTTGAAATTGCGTTGATAATCGTCCCATTATTGGACCATTTAAGACTGCGCTACAAACAGTATTAATTTGTTTATCTTCAATATCTACACAAGAAAATGAAACATAATTTATTAATAAATTGGTAATGTTGATGATTGTAGAAATAAAATAATTTCCGGATTGATGAATATTTATCATATCACCATTTACAGTAAAAATATTTTCATCTTCTTCAATTTCTGAATGTTTTATCCAACAATCATTATCTCGTGTAAAAACCATTGCATATGATTTATGAACACCTGCTGGTCCGATTTCACCTTTCGGTCCGACATCACCTGTAGCACCTTGAGGACCAGTTGGACCAGTTGAACCGATTTCACCACGCGGACCGCCTTCAGGACCGATTGGACCTATAGGACCTTCAGGACCAGTTGGACCAATTTCGCCTTGAAAACCTTGCTCACCAGGATTACCTTGATGTCCCATTGGTCCGGTAGGTCCTTCTGGTCCGGTAGCTCCAATAATTAACAATTTTTCGTCTTTATTTTTATATAACATTTGTCTTTTAATGTTTTGAAAATTAGTATCCATTTTATTTATATAAAAATATATTTTATAAATAAAAATGATTAATTACAAATTATTGTATGATAGAATTTTTACTTGTGAAAAAATTATGAATTCAAAAGATATATTATTTATATCTTCTTCATCGAATGAAACAATACATGTTTCAAAAATAAATTTTAATGATATAATTAGTAAAAGTTATCATACAATTATCATATTAGATTTATTTTCTTTGTTTTCATTTTTTTCAGAAGTAAAAGAAAAAATAGATTATTATAAAACATTTTTAAAAAAGAATGGTAAAATAATTTTTATAGAACAATTGCTTACAAATGATAATTATCAACCAGTGACACTATTAAAACATATATTATCGCCTATCGTAGGTAAAAATATAAAAATGGAAGATATGTATGATAATCTTAAAGATTGCGGATTGTATATTTTAGATACTGACCGTATTTATAGTGATGAAATATTATTTTCTTCAATAGAGTATTTTTCAATTATATGCGAACAATAAATAATTTATCAGAACGACTTAGATATTTTGTGTGTCCGTAAATTTGACAGTAGGGTATTTTAATTTTTGTTGTTCTATTTTTGGATATTTTTTGTTTATTTCATCTTGAAGTACGTCAACTCTAAACGTGAAAAGATCTAAACGTAAGTCTAAATTGGCATTGGTGAGACTATTAAAATCACAATAACCCCACACAGTTATATTTTCTTTACAGCATATTTCACTTTTAGGACCATTTTTTATAAAATATCTACTCCGCACAGTGTCTGGTAAATTACAATAACTATCATATTTTTGAGTAACATCTTTGTAAACTACATATTTTGAGTACATACTATTATCCGATTGCCCAGTATTCATTCCATCGTAATATTTTGCACCACTATTATAATAGTCGGTTGCTTTGTTTCTAAACTTATTTACATAATTAAGTGTATTATTGTAAGTATTTTTAATATATGCTTGTGCTTCTGGTATACGTGGATCTGTTGTAGTTGTAGGTGGTTGAGTTGTAGGTGGTTGTGTAGTTATAGGTTTTGATTTTAAATATCCTTCATTTATCGTATAAGGTGTTGGTTCACTACCACAACCTCCATATCTTTCACGAAAAGAATAACGATTGTTATATCCGGTATTATCCAAATATCCTTCGTAAATATTTTTATAATCTGAACGACTCATTTTTTTATTATAAGAAATAATAAAAAAATAAAAAAAATTAAGAAAGAAAACAACATGATGGTTTTTTTTTGATTATGATTTTTCTTTTATCAACAGATATTAATATATCAATTAATTCAGGGCATATATTATTTGTAATATAATCAGTATTTGAATAATTTTCATCAGATAGAAATTTTTTGATTGTAGAAATGATAATATTTTTTTTATCGATTCCAGATAAATTAAAATTATCAATAAATTTCATTAATTCCGTTACAATAAATATTATATTTGACGTAATATCCAATGAAGATAATGTAATAAGTTTTAAATGATAATACAATTTTTTCTCCATATCAGATAATTCAGTTTCTACATTTTCATTACTTTCATTTAATAATTCTAAAAGTTTTGTTTCAATAATTGGTTTTCTTTTGACAATAAACTTTTTTTTCGATTCATCTGTTGTTTTAATTCTAAATTTTATTTTAGGTTCAACAACAGGTTCAGCAACAGGTTCAGCAATAGGTTCAACAACAGGTTCAACAACAGGTTCAACAACAGGTTCAACAACAGGTTCAACAACAGGTTCAACAACAGGTTCAACAACAGGTTCGACGTCTATTCCATACTTTTCTGATATTTTATTTTTTACATCGTTTATATGGGATACTAAATTATTTACGATATTATTTATTTCAATAATATAATCAGAAACATCATCATTACTTACACTTTCATTACTTACACTTTCATTAAAAACCTCATTAACATCCTCATTAACATCCTCATTACCATCCTCATTACCATCCTCATTACCATCCTCATTAACAACTTCATTTTCTACTATTGTATATTCAATTTTATTATCATAATTTTGTTTTTCAGAATCATAAGAAATTGAATTTATATTATTAATTCTTAATATTTTATCAAATTCTTTTATATATATATCATTCGAAATTGCTAATACTATATTATAATCATTATCATCAATATTACTTATTAAACTAAAATTAGTTTTTGGATTTTCTTTAGATACACAAAGTCGTAGAACTCTATAATCATTAGACGACGACATTCTCTTTATTATATAATGATATAATAAATTTTTATTTTTTAAATTACATTTGTGTTTAAAAATTTTCATTAGAAATATCAATATTTAGACGAGAACATAGTTTATTAACATCATTTGTTAAACTCAATGGTCCGCAACAAATAACAGCCATTTCTTTGGTTCCTATTTTTTCATCATCAATAAATTCGTGGATAACATTTGCGATATTTGGTTTTTCAAATTTTACATCAAATTGAGATATAACAGATTCATTAGTTCGACGAGAAATGTAAATATAAATCTCAAAAATTGGTTCCAATTTAGATAATAAACTTGAAAATGATTTAACAAAAGAATAATGTTTTACGATCCAAATCAAAACAATTTTTTTAACATTACAAAGTTTTTTATTTTCATATAGATAATTTATATCTTGTAGTACAGAAATAATTGGTGTTATTCCAATTCCACCGGCAATACTAAAAATATATTTATATTTATCTTTTGTATAATCAATTGTTATATGACCATACGGTCCTTGTAAATATATATCTTTGTTCATTAATATATTTTTTTCGGTTGAACTATCGTGTCTCTTAAGCATATTTGTCCACGTATTTGGTCCTCTATCTTTCGCGCAAAAAATGAGATTCTCATTATATTCTGAAATTAAACTTAATGGATGATACTGAAATGATGAAACATCTTTAAAACAAATAAAGAAATATGATCCATAATTTACTTTTATTGGATTTAATAATGTTATATGAATAAAAATACAAGATGTGCCATTTTTTTCATTTCCTGATATTTTAAAATGAGAGTAAATCGCTTTATGCGTATGTATTTGTCTCATAATTAAATCGATGGTATATAATAAAAGCGCGGGTAAAATATAATAAAGGGTTAATACATAATGCAAAGAACCTGTGATGATTGTAAATATAGCAAAAAAACGATGAGAATAATAAAATAATTCAAAGAAATTATGACGAATATATGGTAATGCTAAAATCGTAGATAATATCATTGAAAAACTTGACAATGTTCCCATTAAAGGCGAACCACCTGTTTCAGAATTATTTAAAATAAAAAGATAATAAACGTCATTTAAAATAATAACGGTAATTAATTTTATCAAAACAGAGATAAAACATAAAATCGCTATATATTTATGTAGATGAATTACATTTTCATATGATAATTTTAATAAATTAAGCCATATGCTATTTCTTGTAACAGGAATTAATAATGCACTCATATTTACAGAAATCCATAGACCGAGTCTATATAATATTTTTTCTGAATCAAGAAAAGAATAAACCAGTAACCCACACCACCAAATAGTATATAAACTACCAACAATGAGAGTTTCTTTATAAAGATTGATATAAGGTAATTTATAACATTTTTTTATTAAAACAGTTGAAAACATTAGAGAAAACAGAAGTGATTGAGAAATAAAGAATAATGTAAAATCATCAATATTAGTATTTTTAGTTTGGATTTCAATAGGATTTGGTTCTTCGTCACATAATATAGGACAAAATGAAAATAAAAATGATATTGATGCTATTAGAATCGATTTAAAAAAATTCATTTATTATTTAAAATAAAGTTTTAAATTAAAAAATGAAAAATGTGTTATTTGTATCTGCTGGCGATAAAACTGTATTTTATGAAAATTGGTTAGATGAAAATCGTAATTATGATATATTTGTTTGTTATTATGGTTCTGAAAAAGATAGAAAATATGAAAAATATGCAAATTTTTATTTTGAAAGAAAAGGCAGTAAATTTCAAAATTTTTCGTATTTATGGAATTGTGAAAATAATTTAAATTTACGTAATTATAAAAATTATTTTATTATCGATGATGATATAATAATAAAAACAAAAGAAATTAATGAGTTATTTGAATATATGGATAAATTTGATTTATGGATTTTACAACCATCATTTAATCCAGAATGTAAAATAATAAGTCATCAAATAACAAAACAACAAATAAATAATAATTACAGATATGTTAATTTTATTGAAGTAAATGTTCCGATTTTTAGTAATTACGCAATAACAAAATGCATGGAAATATATAAAGATGAATTAGTAGGATATGGTATAGATTATTTATTCTTGACACATTTAGGTGTAGAACATAAAGATAAATATATGATTGTAGATAAAATAAGTTGTATAAATCCATATTCTAAAATACGTGAAATAGATTTATTACAAGATTTGAAAACACGAATGAAAAAATGGGATAACGTTAAAACCGAATTAGGAATTTCAGAATATAACCATATAACTTGGGAATATTTTTAATTTATTTTTTATATTTTATTAAATAAATGAAGATATTACTTTTATACAAAGGATATCCGAGAATATCGCATACTTACCAAATAGATGAATCACAAGAATTAAATAAAGAACATGAATTAATGATAATATCTTTTGACTGGGAGGTCCTTAAATCATCTTTTGTATCATTACCATATTTAAAGAAAAACCCGTTAGAAAGTTTTAATGAAATTAATTCTTTTAAACCAGATTTTATACATTCTCATTATTTAGATTCAATTGAGATTTGTGATATTATTTCACGTAAAATAAATAAAAAATATTCGATTAGAACACATTCTTTTGATATTTTAACATCTGATTCAAAATTAATTTCTTATAAAAAATATGTTAATTCTGAAAATTGTAATGGTATTATTGTATTTCCCGAATTCAAACCACGATTAATTTCTTTAGGATATAATGAAAATAAAATAATACAAAGTTATCCTTCAATATATATACACAGATTCCTTGAAATTAATACAAACGGTGAACATATTATGAGTGGAGGGGCAATGTTACCAAAAAAAAATATAGAAAATTTCATTCAATTAGCATCCAAGATAAAAAATAAATATCCATTAAAACAAATTAATTATTATTGTGTGATAGAAAATTATTATTACTATAATGATATTACCAAAATTAATAATAAATATGGTAATCCAGTTAATTTTATAACCGAACAAATAATTGATATGCCAAGTGAATATAAAAAACATCAATGGTTAATATATACTGCATGTCCAAAATTACGAACTGTTGGATTACCTATTATGGTAGCAGAAGCTCAAGCATCAGGCGTAGGTGTAATTTTATATAAATTACGTGATACTATGATAGATTACGTTACAGAAAATGGGTATTTATATGAAAATGATGACGATGTTCTTGAAATAATAAGTAAAAATTTTGATGAAACAAAAAAACAAAATGCAAAAGAAATTAGTTTACGATATGATATAAGAAATAATATTAAACAATTGAAATTTTAAAAACTTTTTTTTATTGTATTAATATAAAAATGAATAATAGTTTTAGAGGATTAAAAAGTCTTGCCGTATTTGATACTACTAATTCAAATAAAATAAAGTCTAATACTATCAATACTACAAACATCATTTCAAGTAATATCCAAACTTCTTCTTATATTTCAAGTGCTGTTAATACTGTCGTTAACCCTTCTGCTGTATATGACGGTACATATACAGTTAATGCAAATGGTGCTAATAATTATATTGTAAATTTTAATATTATTGATAATAATCTTGAGACAAGAAATTTCACCATTGATGCAGATACATCATTGGCTCAAGTAAATGATAGAGTTATTTTGATGTTTAAAGTAACAGATGCGGGTGGTAATACAGTAACTTGTAATTTATCAAACAAATTTTATTATACAAGATGCGGAGATTATGATGCATCATTTACTATTTCTGGATTTGAAAGAATGGTAATTGAATTTTTTTATGATGGAGAAAAATATGTAAACACATATGATAATTGTTAAAAAACTTTAAATTTTTATAACAAATATGTTATAAAATCTACTTTTTTGATTTTCTTTTACTTTTCTTTTTTGATTTTCGTTTCGACTTTCGTTTAGATTTTCTTTTCCCATCTGAAATTATGCACATTTTTGAATCATTTGTTGAAGCACATTTAATTGTTTCAGTTTCTTTTTTTGTTTTAAATTTATAAGTATCGTAAAAAATATTTTTTTCTTCATCATCATTAAAATTTTTTATAATGTTTGAGAAAATTACAAATAAACGATATTTAATAAAAGGAATATATTTTTCATCTTTAACTACTAAACCGTTAAACATAAATGTTGGATTTTCATATATTTTATGTAATTCATTAATTGTTAATTCTTTTACAATATCTTTAAAATTATCATAATATATATCAATTTTTTTTATAATACCAAAGTACATTTCTTATTAATCTTACATAATTTTGATTAGTATATATACTATCATCGTTGTATAATTTAGTATATGCAGTATATATTTTTACAGGTTCTAATTTACTTGTAAAATATTTAAATAAATTATCTGGACAACTGTGAAATATTTGAATATAAATTAACATTTCATATACTAATTTATAATCTGGAACTTTTGAAAAATCATATTCAAAACAATCTTCTACATCTATAATTTTTACTTTTTCATCTTTATCAACTATAAAATTTCTAAATTTGATATCATAACAATATATATTATTTTCATTAATAAGTTTTTTTACGATATCAAATATTTCATTTATTTTTTGTTTTTTATTTTCTATTTTATAATCAGAATTTGTTATATAATCATATACTGAACCATATTCAGCGTAATCATTTATGGATATTGTATGATAATTACCATTTATATTTTTAATTAAACCATCAATGTATTTATCTGCTAATAATAATGTTGTTATTTGATATAAAATATACTTAATAGTATAAATTTTATTAGGTTATCAAATAATAATATTATTAATGGATTACCAATCCACTGTCACCTATTAAGG